TCACCATTGGAAGCCGTATATAAGCCAACCGGACAGAAGATATATTTCCGGGGCTTGGATGATCCACTGAAGGTTACATCCATTACCGTAGACGTTGGTTATCTTTGCTGGATGTGGATAGAAGAGGCATACGAGATCATGAATGAATCTGATTTTGATATGCTGGATGAATCCATCCGTGGTGAGTGCTCTGATAATCTGTTTAAGCAGATTACGCTGACTTTCAATCCCTGGAATGAGCATCACTGGTTGAAGAAAAGATTCTTTGATGCTCCTCCAGATTCGGATATACTGGCCATTACCACAAATTACAGGTGTAATGAGTGGCTGGACAAAGCTGACTTAAGGGTATTTGAGAGGATGCGCAAGAACAATCCCAGACGCTACGCTGTTGCCGGTTTAGGCGGCTGGGGTATTGTTGAAGGCCTGGTATATGAAAACTGGCGAGAACGGGAATTTACGCTGTCTGAGATACAAAGCAAATATGAATTAGAATCAGCACTGGGATTGGATTTCGGTTATACGAATGATCCTAGTGCTCTTTTTGTGGGTTTTATAGATAAGAAGAACAAAAAGCTTTTCGTGTGGGATGAAATGTACAAGAAGGGCTTAAGCAATAAGAAAATTTCCGAGAATATCTCAGTAATGGGGTACAGCAAAGAGAAGATCATTGCAGATTCCGCTGAGCCTAAGAGTATTGACGACCTGAAAGAGTTGGGCCTGCGGGTAAAGCCGGCTGAGAAGGGGAAAGATTCAATCAACAATGGCATCCAGTTTATTCAGGATTTTGAGATTATCATACATCCAAGATGCGTGAACTTCCTGACTGAGATAAGCAACTACACCTGGGACAAAGATAAGTTTGGCAAAAAGCTGAATGCACCAATAGACGACTTCAATCACCTTATGGATGCCATGCGATATGGACTTGAGCCATACAGCCGGAACCACAAAGTTAAGTTAAAAACATTTCGAGGAGGGATATAAATGAGCGATGCAAAAGTTACACGTATGAACAGCAGGCGGCCGTATAAGTTGCCGGAACCACTGATCTGTGATGCGGATGCAGTGATAGATATCTCCCTGGTGCATAAGTACATAGACAAGCACGAGGAGCGGCTGCCGAGGTATAAGTACCTGGAAAATCTCTATAAGGGATTTCACGACGTGTTCAACCTTCCGGAAAAGGAATCGTGGAAACCGGATAATAGATTGGCCGTGAATTTTCCCAGGTACATCACAGATACCTTCTTGGGGTATGCATACGGTGTTCCGGTAAAGCGGTCGCATCCAAAAGAGAATATCAATGAGGCAATCAAAGAATTCGACCAGAGCAATGACATGGAAGACCATGACTTTGAGCTAGAGAAGCAGGCCTGCATTTATGGTCATGCTTATGAGTACCTATATCAGGATGAAGAAGGCCAGACGAGGATCGCAACGGTTAAGCCTAAACATGGCTTCATCGTGTATGATGATACAGTTCAGAGAAGAGCCATGTTTGAGGTGAGATATGGATACAAAGGTAATGGTACAATCAGAGTCGGAGAGGTCATGACACGGGATGAGTTCTATGAGTTCACTGGAAGCACGATGAATGAGGGCATAATAAATCCTTATGGCCGGCTGCCAATGATTGAGTATGCATTGAACCAGGAACGCATCAGTCTGTTTGAAGGCATTGCCGGCATGACAGAGGTCTATAACAAGACAATCGGTGAGAAAGCCAATGATGTTGACTCTTTTGCGGAGGCCTATCTTGCGATTCTGGGAGCAGAACTTGACGATGACGGAATATACCGGATCCGGGATAACCGGATCATCAATCTGTATGGCACTGATGATGCAAAAGACATAGTTGTGCAATTCCTGCAAAAGCCTACGGCAGATGGTTCACAGGAGAACCTACTGGACAGACTGGAAAAGCTGATCTATCAGACAAGTATGGTAGCCAATATTTCCGATGAGAATTTTGGACAGACGTCAGGCACAGCATTAGCATACAAGTTGCAGGCCATGAGCAATCTGGCGCTTACCGCTGACCGCAAAATGATTAAGAGCATGTCTGCCAGATATAAATTATTTTCTTCTCTGCCCACAAATGTTCCGGATCCGGATGCGTGGAAAGAAATCGATTATAAGACAACCCGAAACATCCCCAAGAATCTGCTGGAGGAAGCACAGACGGCACAGGCTCTTGATGGTATCACATCCCAAGAAACGCAGCTATCTGTTTTAAGCGTCGTGGGAAATGCATCTGACGAGATTAAGAAGATGGAAAAGGAACAGCAGACAGCACAGGAAAATTCCACAGGGCAGCGATTGATAGAGAGGTTGAACAATGGACAGCAAAACATATTGGAGCCAACGGGAAGCGGCACAGCTTCGTAAAAATATCAAAGACGAGCTGGTGTACAATAAAAAAATCAAAGAGACCTATGATTACATGCTGGATAATATCCAGAAAGAGATCAATGGCTTTTATGCCCGTTATGCTACTAAAGAGGGGATAACCTTAAGCGAGGCAAAGAAGCGTGTTAGTCAGCTTGATATCGATGCTTACGGGCGAAAGGCTAAGCGGTATGTAAAGGATAAAACCTTCACGAAAGAAGCCAATGAAGAGATGCGGTTGTACAACGCCACCATGAAGATTAACCGATTGGAACTCTTAAAAGCGAACATTGGTCTTGAGCTGGTGGATGGTTTTGACGAATTGCAGAAGTATTTTGACACCACGCTGACAGATCGGACATTGGCAGAGTTCAAGCGCCAAGCTGGAATCCTTGGCAAGTCGGTTCTGAACAACGAAAAGACAGCACATTCCATCGTGAATGCCTCTTACCAGAATGCAAAGTTCTCTGACCGGATATGGATGTACCAGGATATGTTGAAAGCAGAATTGTCCAGTCAGCTAAAAATTGGTCTGATACAAGGGAGAAATCCCAGGGAGCTGGCAAGGCATATCTCTAAAGTGTTTGGAGTGAGCCGGAATAATGCGGAGAGACTTATGCAGACAGAGCTTGCCAGGGTACAGACAGAAGCCCAGAAGCAGTCCTATGAGCGTAATGGCTACGATAAGTATGTATTTATCGCGGAGCCGACGGCCTGCCCAATCTGTCAGGCTCTGGATGATAAGGTATTTGATGTAAAGAAGATGATGCCTGGGACAAATGCCAGCCCCATGCATCCACATTGTCGTTGCAGTACCGCAGCTCATGCTGACCGAGAAGCCTTGGAGACAAGACTTGCCGAAATCGAAGCGCAGGAAATTAAAAGCCAACCGAAAGGTGTTGTAAAATCCGGTAAAAATGATACAATAAAACTAAAGGACATAATTATACACAGGAGTGTTGGAGCAAAGGCTAGAAATTATAAAGCTGTTGATAGGACAACTGGCATTGAGTATGAATTTGTGCCGGGTACCCACATACAGAACGCAGAGGTTTTTGCCGGAAAAGGAACAAAGCACCCACTTCATGGCGGTGTCCCAGAAGGACTTACAGAAGAATACGGCGGTGATGTTTCGAAGTGGCAGCATGCTAAAGGCGAAGGCATATTAGTAGGTGAAGATACAGGAGAAGAATATCCTGCTGAAGTGCATTGGTTCCAGGAAGAATCTGTTGGCAAAGTAAAATTTAAGGTAAAGAGGTGGTTGGATGAAAGTTAAATATCTGGGGAAAACTGAATTTTTGGTATTAACTCATGACAAAGTATATGAAGTTCTGGCCACTGAAAAGGGCTGGTACCGCATTGTGGATGATTCCGGGGAGGATTATTTATATCCCCCGAAGTATTTCGAGATAATTGACCAATAGATAGCATCAGTCGATAATGGCCGGTGCTATTTTTGTACACAAATTTAAGGAGGTGTAAAGGACGGAAAAGAACGAAGTATTAGACTTGGGATGTAAAATCCTAAAAAGTGTAAAAATCGATGATACCGAAAGCATACAGGTTAATGTAACTGACTATGATGATGGTTCAAGGGCAGTATCCATTGAAATTATCTATCCACCGAGCAAGGCTTGAAAGGCGGTGATCCGGCAATCTGCCACCGGACGGGCAATGTCCGGAGAATAGGAGGTAACTGTAATGGACTATACAATTGATCTCAGGGTTGACACCAAGGAAATAGATGATGCTATAGAAAAAGCGAAGAGACTTGTTGAGCTTTTGCATGAAGCCCAGCAAGCCATTACATCGCTTTCAGGATCATCTGAATTAGAAGCCTAATTTCTTTGCGGCATACTGTTGACTTGCTTTGCCTAGCATATCCTTCCAGGTGCTAAAATTAGTGCTTGTAGCAATATGCTTGTCAAATTCATCTTCGGGAATATTTTTAAAATCTTCCTGAGATTCAACTTTAAAGCCGCCCGCATTTAACAACTCGTCCATAGAAGAAAAGGATGTGTATTTTTTCATGAAAGATGGTGTAAATAACTCACCAAACGGTACACTGTGAGTCCCATCTAATTCTTTTGCACCCTTTTCCATTTGCTTGAGCTGTTTTTCAAGTTCGTCAAGCCCTTTTATCTTCATTTTCACAGAGAGGCCTCCTTTCGTATGTACTCGGCTTTAGCAAGCCTGTAAGTACATTATGGTGGAATCGGAAGAAAATAGCAAGATGAAAGAGAATAGGAGGTAACATGATTAATGTAAGCGTCCAAAAGGACGAAATCAGAGTGCTTGGTCACTCAGGATATGCCCCACCAGGACAAGATATCGTGTGTGCCGCAGTATCCACGTTAACGCAGGGCTTAATCGCATCCATAGAGGGGCTGACAGGTGATAGGCCAGATTACACAATTGCGCCGGGCGTATTCATTTTAAAAATTAAGGATTTGTCAGAAAAGTCAAAACTTCTGGTAGATTCTTTTTTTCTGGGCATTTGCGGTGTTGCAAGTACCCATCCAGATTATGTGCGACTTGTTTAAAACTTGTCCGAAATTGACATTAAACTACAGTGAACGCTCTGGGCACTAAGTGAATGGAGCGGGCACGGAAAGGATTTTATGAGAAATAGAATTTATTTAGAGATGAGAGAAACAAAGAAGCCTTTTGATCTGCAGCTATTCGCAGAGGGAGACGGAGCTGGGGCCGGTGACGGTAATGGCGACGGAGACGGGGCAGGTGCAAGTGGCGGAACAGAAGAGGAAGGTGGTGCAGGGACCAGAAGTGGTAACGGCAACGGCCCGGTATCATTTGACAATTTCCTGAAAGGTGAAGGCAATCAGGCGGAGTTTGATCGCCGGGTGCAGAAAGCAATTAACACAGCGGTCACAACCGCACAGGAGAAGTGGCAGGCATTGACGGATGATAAGCTGTCCGAGGCTGAAAAGCTGGCGAAAATGACAAAGGAAGAGAAGGCCGAGTATAAAGCCAGGAAACTCGAAAAAGAGATCGCAGACTTGAAGCGGGCAAATGCTCTTTCCGATATGTCAAAGACAGCCCGGAAGATGCTTTCCGAAGAGGAGATCACGATTCCTGATGAACTCCTGTCACATCTGGTGTCAGACGATGCAGCGGACACAAAGACAGCAGTGGAATCATTTACGAAGCTGTTTAAAGAATCTGTCCAAGGTGCCGTCAAGGACGCTTTAAAGGGCAATCCCCCGAAAGCCGGAACAGGTGGAAAGGGAACAGTAACCAAAGAACAGATACTTGCAATCAAAGACCGTGCCGAAAGACAGAGAATGATCACAGAACATATTAATTTATTCCAGTAAAGGAGATAAAGAACATGCATACAAAGAAATTTGATTTACAGTTATTTGCAGCGCCGGCGGGGATGACCGGCAAAGCGCAGATCACGGTGGCAGCCAGAGAAATTGATTTTGTTACATCCTTCTCCAAAAATCTGCAAGCCCTGACGGATATCATGGGCATTTCCAGATTTATCAAAAAAGGGAACGGAACCACCTTAAAGACAAAGAAAGCAACCGGCACTTTAAAGAGTGGGACGGTAGCCGAGGGCGAGGAAATCCCGCTTTCCCAGTTTGAAGTAAAAGAGACACCTTACGATTCTATTGATATTGAGAAATATCGAAAAGGTGTGTCTGCCGAGGCTATTGCAGAGCATGGCTATGATGTAGCTGTTGCCATGACAGACGAAGAGTTCAAGACAGAGCTGCAGGATATCGTACTGAACCGGTTCTACGACTTCCTCAAAACGGGAACTCTGACATCTACCGAAACGACTTGGCAGATGGGAATCGCAATGGTGATTGGAAAAGTAAAGGACAAGTTTAAGAAGATACACAGAACGGCCACAGGCGTTGCTGTGTGGGTGAATACTCTTGACCTGTACAAGTATGTCGGTGCCGCACAGATCACGATCCAGACCGCTTTCGGTATGGATTACGTGAAAAACTTCCTAGGGGCAGATGTCGTATTCATTTCGTCCGAATTGGAAGAAGGACAGATCATCGCAACGCCTATTAATAACATCATTGGTTATTATGTAGATCCAGGTGATTCCGAGTTTGCGCAGGCAGGACTGCCGTACACCACGGATTCTGAAACTGGACTGATTGGATTCCATACCGAGGGCAATTACAGCCGTGCACTGTCTGAATCCTATGCAATTATGGGCTTAAGGCTCTTTGCAGAATATCAGGATGCAATTGCGGTGATTACGGTGGAAGAACCAGAAGCACCAGTAACCCCGTAAGCGAGGTGATTAGATGGCAGCACTTGACGATGTAAAACTCCTGTTGGGTATTACTGATACCGACATGGACAGCAAGCTAAACCTGATCATTGCTAATGCAGGGAGACAGGTGCTTGCTTATCTGCCAGCCGATGTAACGACTGTTCCGGATCCATTGCAGTACATCGTGACAGAGCTTGCAATTGTACGCTTTAACCGGATCGGGAATGAAGGTATGGCCAGCTACAGCCAGGAGGGAGAGAGTATTACATACGGGGATGATATTGCCCCGTATCTCTCCGCAATTCAAGCATGGCTTACTATGCAAGAGAGTAATAAGAGAGGGGTGGTGAGGTTTCTGTGAGGTATTTAGACCGGATCACTTTCGTGCGGCTTACACCCGGTGGCTACGATCCGACACTGGGCGAGGATAAGCCACAGACAGAGATCAAGACCACGTTAGATGTCAGCATTACAGACTTAGGCACCGATCGGGCGCAGGCACTCTTCGGGGACTATAAGAAAAAGCGCAAGGTCATACGACTATTGCGTCCGTACAAGGAGCCATGGGACTACCTGTATTATAAGGACGTTAAGTATCAGTTCGCCAGTCACACGGACCTGAAGGGAAAACAAACCCTAATCGTGGAAGAGGTGAAGCAATGAGCAGTGGGTTAGAAATCAGGGGCATCGATAAGCTGATGGCGCACCTTAAAAAGTGTGCTACCTTAGAAGATGTTAAACAAGTTGTCAGGGTTAATGGGGCAGAGATGCATCAGAAAACCCAGCGTTTCGCCCCGGTCGATACAGGCGCATTGAAACGTAACATACGTCTGGATATTGAAAATCAGGGTATGGCAGCCAAAGTTACCAGCGAGGCAGAATATGCGCCCTATCAAGAGTATGGTACCCGATACATGGCTGGAACACCACACGTACGTCCTGCTTTTCGCATCCAGTCTGCAAAATTTAAAAACGACATGCAAAGGCTGGTGAAATGATATGAAGCAACCAGACCAGCAGTTTTACGATGCCTGTTTTCAATTATGTCTAAATAATCACTATGACACATACCCATATAAACCGCTCGAAGATGTGCCCTATCCCTTCATTGAGGTTGGCGAAGCAATATTGATACCGAGGGCTACCAAAACAGCGATATTGGGTAGCGTGTCCTTGACTCTGCATGTGTGGGGGGAGGGCGGCAAGCGCAAACAGGTATCGGATATAGTTAACAAGCTATTAATGGAAATTAAAGGGATTAAGACCACAGAGTCATTACGGTGGTTGACCCCCTTGAATCAATGTAACTTACAAATCTTGCAGGATACGTCCACCGGAACCGCTCTATGGCACGGCGTGTTGGATGTCACTGCGCAATTTTATTAGGAGGTAAACATGCAAACACCTATTTTCGGCAAAGAGAAGATTTTAAAGTTCCGCCGATACGAAGATGCTGCAACGAAAAAGGCAGCAAAGCTGGCACTGCAAATTGAGCATACCATCACGTATGACACCAATGCAGACAGTCAAATGACAAAAGACGGTCCTATCAACTACGATGGCGGGCTGACCACATCGATTGAAATTTCTGCAATCTCCACCAGGGATGAAGTTAACGAGATGTTGCGGCAGAGCGTGCTTAAAAGGGAACTGCTTGAGGTCTGGGAGATTGACCTGGGCAATAAAACCACAGATAACAAGTACAAGGCAAAATATGGTCGTGGACGCTTGACGGAATGGGAAGACCCGGCGAACGTGGAAGAAGCTGCACAGTTCACGACTACATTCAACGTCGATGGTGAATTACAGGACGGCGAAGTGACGCTGACGGCTGACGAAATCGCTACGATTCAGTATGCGTTCCAAGACACAGAAATCGAATCTGGCAGCTGATTAAGCAAGGGGCGGCGTATTGTCGCTCCAATTTTATGGAGGAAACTATGCAGATTAAAATAAATGGTATTGACCATACTTTGAGATTTGGTCTTAAATTCATCCGCGAACTGGACGAAAAGTATTATTTTGAAAAAAATGGCGTGAAGTTCGGCGCAACGCTTGAGGACAGAGTGCCTTTGATATTTTCTCACGATCCGGTGACGCTGGCTGATTTTCTCTACTCCGCAACCGCAACTGAGGACAACAGACCTACCAGGGATGAGGTAGACACCTATATTGAAGCATGCGAGGATATCGATAAGTTATTCGAGGAGGTGTTAAGTGAGCTAAAAAACTCGAATGTTACCAGGAGCCGAGTGGAACAGATGGAGGCGCTTCTGAACATGATGAAGGAAATCCAGGAAGAGGAGAAAGGCAAGAAGCCGAAAAGTCCTCCAAAGAAACCTACGAAGAACTGATTGTTAACTGTTTCCGGCTGCTGGGAGTAACAACGCTTCGCGAAGCCGAGGAGATGAGCCTGTATGAATATCGCCTGCGGTTACAGGGTAATCTCTTGAAACAGGTTGACCGGGAATACGAGCTGCACCTGCAGGCATGGCTGATGCGAGAAATTAAAGCGGAACGGGCGATAGGCAAGGATAAATCAGAGCTGGTATACAAACGGTTTGATAAGTTTTTTGACTACGATGCACGGATTTCCAAAGTAAAAAAAGCCGGCGGATTTAAGGCATGTGATTCCGGATTGCGACAGGTGGCCAGACGATTAGAACAGTTGAGAGAGGAGGGAGCAGATGGAAAGTTATAGCGTACAAGCGGTATTAAGTGCCATAGACAACGGATTTACATCACAAATGAATAAAGCACAGTCCAGTCTGCAAGGCCTGGACAAAGGCTCTGCAAAGGCTAAAACATCCATTATGGACATTGCTAAGGGTGTTGGTGCTTTCAAGCTTATCCAGGTGGGCGCAAGTACGGCCAGGGCATCCCTCGACAAAGCGTTTGGACGTATTGATACCATGGAGCAGTTCGACCGTACCATGACCCGTATGACCGGTTCTTCTGATGCAGCCAATAAGGCATTGGACAGATTGTCCGGAGCCACTACAGGCACCGCTTACGGTCTTGATGTGGCTGCCAAAGCTACGCAGGATTTTGTGACCAGGGGTATGCATATCGGTGATGCTACCCGGTCGGTTGAAGGCTGGATGGATGCCGTAGCATTTTACGGCAAAGGCACCAACGAACAATTAGAAACGGTCATGGACGCACTCGCCAAGATGCGCACCAAAGGTTCTGTGGAAATGGAACAACTGAACCGGTTGTTTGACGTCGGCATTGATGCTGTTGGCATGTATGCACAGGCAGTGGGTAGGGATTCAGCGTCCGTACAAGACGATTTAAGCGCAGGAAGTATCAGTGCACAGGAGTTTTTAACGACTGTAGAAAATGCCATGCGTGAGGGTACAAACGGTGTCCAGAGTGTAGCAGGAGCCGCAAAAGAAGCCGGTGCAAGCTGGGGCGGAACGTTTGACAACATGAAAGCCGCTACAGCCCGAGGCATGGTGGCAATTATCCAAGAAATTGACGGCGGTCTGACCAATGGTGCATTGCCAGATATGCGTACCGGATTACTGGACAGTGCAAAGACCTTCGAAAAGTTTTTGAAAGTTGTCGGAAAAGGTACCGGCGCAGCGGTTAAGATTGCGGCACCGGGGATTAAGCTGGTAGTTAATAATCTGGACGTGCTAGGTGCTACTGCACTTACGGCGGCGGGAGGATTTGCCACATTTAAGACGGTAATGGCGGCTATGAGCGTCACAAAAAAGGTTGCAGCCGACTTCAAAGCGGCAGACTCTGCTATCCGGAATATTGATGCCACATACGGAGCGTTGACTATTGTGCTCGGAAAAAATGCACAGGCTGAATTGATACGTGCCGCAGCGGTAAGGGCTGGTATGACCGTAGACGAAGCAGGAAACGTTATCACGAAAGAAGGTACAGTTGCTACATCTGCCGAAACGGCTGCATTATTGGCCAGTACCGGAGCGATTAGCGTAAAAACTCTTTTGATGGGGGTACTTACCGGAAAAGTTAAGTTGACCACAGCTGCACAGCTACTCTGGAATGCTGCTATGTCCGCTAACCCTATCGGTGTTGTAATTGGTCTTGTGACAGCGTTTGTCGGTGTTGTGGTTGCTGCTACGAAAGCAATTGTCAAAAACGATAAGAAGCTGCAAGAAATAAAGGACACCACGGAAAAAGTGTCTGAAGAAACGCAGGAACTCACCTCTAACATAGCATCCACAGCAGAGGCCTATGACGCTAACATCCGTGCGATAGATGCGCAAAACGGCGCAACCGAGACGATGCTTAGTAATCTGATGGAGCTGTCAACAAAGGAAAAGAAGTCCAAAAAGGATAAGGAAGAGATACGGCAATATGTCAAGAGCCTGAACGATTCCGTGGACGACCTGAACCTGAGTTACAACGAAGAACTTGACATGCTGAATATGACCGAAGGAGCCATTAAAGCTAAAATAGCGGCATATAAAGAGCAGGCACAGGCGCAGGCATCACAGGAACGGTATGTGGAGTTGCTGAAAGAACAGCAAGAAGTTGCTGCCAAAATAAAAGAAACTGATAATGCTCTCGCGGAAGCACAGACAAAATATAACGATGCGCAGTGGTGGCAGATTGCAACATCTATGGAGACGAGTAAGACAATAGGCGACCTTATAGACACGAAGAGCGACCTCAAACTCAAGGAGGATGAATTAACCGAAACCATCAAGGCGCAGGAAACCACAATGGGAGAAAATGCCGCTAAAGCTGCCGAAGCATCCGCAATAGCCAGCGATGCCGTGAATACAGGCGTGCAAAAACAGATTACCAGTCTTAATGCCTTGTCTGAAGCACAAGAGATCACGCTTGATAGGGTGGTGAGCGCCTATGAAACAATGACAGGAAGCCTTTCCGACCTTAGCACTAAGATTGAAGAAGATTCAGAACAGACATGGGCTAAAGTGCGTGAAAACCAGACGGATACGCTTGAAAAAACCCAAGAATTTGCGGATTTATACGCTGCCGCAATAAATGCCGGGGTAAGCGAAAGCTACTTAAATGCAATTGGAGCAACCGGGCCAGAAGCACTTCCACTTTTGCGGGAAATGATGGATGGGAGTATTGACGAGGTGTTGGCGTCGCAGGGCGAATGGGAAAGTGCCTACCAGACTATCAACAGCAAGTTCACCGACTCCCTGCAGCTCGATGATGGTCAGCGTGCAACGGTCAGGGAGTACATCTCCGGTAAGGCTGGGGTATTGGGAACACTACAAAGCGCATTGAATGAAGCGGATATACCTGCCCTTGGAAACGCAGTACCAGAAGGGTATGCGAAAGGCATCGATGAAGGCACGGAAGAAGTTGTTGACACTGTAGAAAACATGGTGGGAGCGGGCATAGAGGGTGGAGCGGCGAAACAGGATTCTAACTCCCCGTCCAAGGTCTATGAGGGACTTGGCCAAGACGCAGTCTCTGGATATGTTATGGGTGTACAAGCCAGCCAAGGACAGATAGGCAGCGCTATGTCATCTGCTATACAGATCGGGATAAGAGCCGCAGAATCAGCTTCTAAGTCCGGCATGACAGGTATTGTAAAAACCACCAACCAAGCATTTTCTGGCATGAACGCAGCCGCTAAGACCGGGATGTCCGACATGACATCCACAGTCACAAGTGGCATGAACTCCACAAAGAAAATTGTGGACGCTGCCATGAAGCAGAGTACACAGTCGGTCACAACTGGCATGAAAAATCAAAATACACAAGTTGCCACCGGCATGAGGCAGATACAGTCAGCAGCATCTTCCGGCACTTCGGGATTTGTGCGGACGATTACATCCGGCATGAACTCTGCTGTGAGTGCAGTTACGTCCGGAAAGTCCCGGATGGTTACGCAAGTCAACACATTGCAGAGTAGTTTTTACAGCGCCGGAGTGTTTGCTTCACACGGCTTGGCTAATGGTATAAATGCTGGTTCCGGCGCGGCTATTGCGGCTGCAAGAAATGTCGCAAACTCTGTGGCTGCTACAATGCGTAATGCGCTACAAGTACACAGTCCGTCAAAGGTGACAACAAAAATCGGTGAGTACGCCAGTGAAGGAGCTGCTATTGGGCTACTGAACATGATATCGATGGTGAAAAGGGCAAGTGACAAAGTAGCACAAGTCATGGTACCGCAACCGGATACAGTCGCAAGGCCCGCTTACGCAGGGGCAACGAGCGGTTACAGTGCTTATACAGGGCACAGTGGGAATATGACACTTGTCCTGGAGGTGGATGGACGAGAACTTGGAAGGGTAGTTGCTCCGTTTTCGGAGTTGGAAAATCAAAAAAGAGCCAAAATAAAAACTAGAATAGCGGGAGGGCGGTAATATGTACAGTTTTACGGATACCGGAAATGTGACAGATACGGACATTGCAAGACCGTCCGAAGCGCTGTCCATTGATGGAGTCTATATCGAGGATAAAATTCCCGGGTACCGAACAGTAACGGTATCCGGCAGGGAATCTTATGATATGCAATATTCCGAGTACCGAATTGGAAATACGCTGCATATGCAGGACTATTATCAGAACAGCCGGGTAATCGAAGTAGAATATCAATTACAGGCAAGCACGCCGGAAGAACTGATACAGAGATACAATGTCCTGAACGGGCTCCTGAATTTTAAGGAAGCGAAGATAAGTTTTGCTGATGAGCCCGACAAATATTACATTGGCACAAAAACAGCGTCTGAAGCCCCTCCAAAAGGCCGGCTGAATATAGCATCAACCTTTTCAATCTATTGCCCGGATCCGCACAAGTATAGTGTAGCAACAAAGCAGTTTACAGCCGCTAAAAATGCAAACGGCATTTTAGAGCTTACCATCAACAACGAGGGTACCGCAGATGTGCCGATAGATTATACCGTTGTGCATAACCACGATAACGGTTTTTTGGGGTTCGTCTCTGATCGTGGGGTACTGCAGACCGGAAAAATTCAGGAGGTAGATCTGACACCTTATAAAAAAAGTGAAAATCTGATTAATACCGATGATTTTTCCAACTGGGCGCGTGATACAAGTGTCCATCCGGAAAACTCTGCAAAAAAGACCAATGGCCAATTGAAGATGAACACCTATAATGGAAGAAAAATATTACAGTTAATTGATAAAGGTGGGACGTCAGGGGTAAACGGTGGCATGATCAGTATGCAAATACCGCCGGACAGTGAGGGGGACATAGGTGCAACTAATTTTTACTGCTATTTTAACCTTTGGTTCGAAACCGGTGCAGTGAAGCAAGTGTCCACAATGAGTATTAACTTTTTGGATGAAAATGACAAACTTATCTATTGCTATATGGTCGGAAAGAATGACTTAAATAGTGGCAAAGCACATGTGATGATGAGAGCAGGAGGTTCGCAGGAGCATAAGTATTTTGACCAGTACTTTGAGCCGGTCAACTCCCAATTCGGCAGTAACATGTTTGACTGGCCGCGAGGCAACTGTGATGTTTTAAAGGAAGGGGACAAGTTGAGCGGATATTATTACGGAACACGATATTCGACCGTTGTCCCTGATTTGAAAGATAAAAAATGCTGTAAAATTCAGCTCTACATCGGTGGATACGATCAGCTAGATATGGTGACAGGTTCGTGCTTTCGTAGTTTGATCTTCCAGAAGACAAATGTACAGAAATGGAACGATAATCCGAATCGATATCCCAATGGAAGCAAAGTTGAAATTGATGGAAAAGAAGGAAAAATTTATACAGATGGAGTTCTCCGCATGGATGATGAAATTAAAGGAAGTCAATATTTTCTCGCACCTCCGGGTCAATCAAAGGTGCAAATCTACCATAGTGATTTTAGCGTGCCGGAACCAGATGTAACAGCAGAGATAAGGGAGGCTTGGTTATGACATGGAAAATGTAAGAATAGCGGTATTGAGTGCGGATGAGACAGTCTGCACTTTTTTTGACAACTTGGCACCAGAAGCGATGCATTACCGGGAAGCCAGTCTACATACCTACCTGCAAGGGTCTGCATACACGATGAAAATTGAGACGGACACCTATTCGGATGATACACAATATCTGGTTGAGGGCAATAAGATAGCTTTTGTGTACAAAAACAGGGACTACATGTGCAATATTGTCAGTGTGGAGCGTACTGAAACCGACATCACAATAGATTGCCTTGGACTGCTTTTGGAACTGACCAACGAGACCAGGGAGGCCTATAAAAGCAATGGCGCTATGACTTTGGCGCAGTATCTCAATTACATTGATGGAGGGCATGTACTAACGCTGGGAATTAATGAGGTTTCAAACAAAAGCATAGCCAATGAGTGGACAGGCAGTCAGACCGTACTTGCCAGACTGTACAGTATTGCAACTTTGTTCGACGCGGAACTGGAATTTATGACGGAGTTAAACGACAACTACAGTCTTAAGCAGATTACACTTAATGTATATCGGGCGCACTCCGACAAGTATCAGGGTATGGGCACCAATCGTACAGACCAGATATTACGATTCGGAACCTCGATAGACGTTATACGTAAGACATCAGATATCACGAGCCTATATACAGGTATCCGGATTATTGGCAAGGAGAGCGCAAACATTGTTGGAATCGAAAGAAAAGAATATGACAGTGAAGGCAGACTGGAATACTACACGAATGCAAATGATGATATTATATGGGCACCTCTGGCGAGAGACCGATTTCCGTCAAACGTCAATAAGAGTAATGACCGATACATTACAATGGACTGGACCTACGACAGTGAAGACAAAAATGTCTTGTACGGTCAGGGGCTTGCGCAGTTAAAAAAGAATTGTGTCCCGCAAGTGACGTATGAGATAACCGGCTACTACGATGCAAACATTGGTGACACTTTTACCATCGTGGATGATGGGTATAACCCAATGTTAATTTTAGAAGCCCGGGTAACGGAACAGGAAGAATATTTTGTAGACCCGACTAAAAATCAAACTACGTATAGCAACGTAGCGGAACTAAAATCTGAAATCAATGCCGGTCTGCTGGCTGCCATGCAAAAACTAATTGCGGATAAAAAACTATATATTTGCAACATCAGCACCGACAATGGGACTATTTTTAAAAATGGTGTCGGAGCCACAACTTTAACAGCCCAGGTCAAGGACGGAGCAGTTGACATAACAGACAAATATGTTATACAGTGGTATAAGGACGGCAACGCACTCACAGCTGCTAAGAGCGTCACAGTAAGGGCTGTAGACGTGCCAGACAAGGCGGTGTACAAGTTTACGGCATTTGATGATAAAGGCACTGCAATCGGGCAATACGAAGCCACAGTAACCAATGTAGATGATGGTGTGGAGGGAGATAAAGGCGACAAGGGAGACCAGGGAATCCAGGGACCACCAGGACTGGGCGGAAAGACAAGTTACACCCATATCGCATATGCAAACAGTGCAGACGGTAAGACAGACTTTAGTGTGGACAACAGCAACCGCAAGTATGTCGGCATGTATGTGGATTTTACACAGGCAGACTCTACAGACCCAACGAAATACTCATGGAGCCTTATCAAAGGCGCAGACGGGAGCAACGGGACACCAGGTAAAGCTGGTGCAGATGGCAAGACACCATACTTTCATGTTGCCTATGCTAACTCCACAGATGGAAAGACAGGGTTTAGTACAACTGATTCCACCGATAAACTCTATATTGGACAGTACACAGATTACACACAGGTAGACAGTACAGACCCCACGAAATATAGTTGGACTAAAATCAAAGGAGAAGATGGAAAGTCCTCCTATACCCACATCCGCTACACAATGGACGCACAGGGCACAGGCATGACGGATAAGCCTAGCTTGTGGGAGTCGAGTGGGAGAAATCTGCTTTTAAACAGCAAAGGGGACGATAGAACAGGATGGGTGATGCCAGCCGCATCCGTGGAGGATAACGAGAAGGGGAAAATTGTACAAGTATCAACAAGTGGAACAAGAGAAGTGTTTATTGGATCATGCAGAACAAAACGCATTGAACAGTCTACTAATTATACATTTTCGTGTGATGTTTATATAAATGAGAACGTGAAAAACATAGATTTCTTTTGGTTATCTGATACAGAAGCTGACCCCAAATCAGGGGGTGAATATGTAAATATAAGGATTCCCCTAAGCGGTTATGTGCCGGAACGCAACAAATGGGTAAGAATATCGATGGCATTTACCACTTGGGCAAATGACTATACAGGCTATATAAGAATTGATAATAATGGTTCCGTAGAGAGCGGGAAAGTAGCGGTTTTAAAAACTGCTAATCTCAAGCTTGAAAAAGGATTAACTCCCACTCCCTGGACACCTGCCCCCGAAGACTATCCCGAAGACTACGTACAGCCTTACATCGGGATTGCTACGACAGACAGCCCAGTGGCTCCGACAGATGCGAGTGCGTATACGTGGAGCAAGTATGTAGGCAAGGACGGTCAAGATGGTCTGGACGGGTTACAAGGACCCAAAGGCGAAAAAGGAGATACCGGAAATCCCGGTAAAGATGGCACACCGGGAGAAAATGCTATAACTGGAGAATTATCTTTAAGCCCGATCATACTGCCGGCAAACGCATCCGGAGCGGTAACAAGCTATGCTGGAGCAACAGGCATGTTTAAACTATTTGACGGCACCGAAGAGGTAACAAGTGGTGTCGCATATAACCTTGTATCTGCAACAGGTGTGACGGCATCCATCAACAGCAGTACCGGAGCCTATACGGTATCCAGTATGCCGAACAGAACTGATTACGGAACCGCCATGTTTAAGGCGGTATATCAAGGCGTTACTGTCCAAAAAATCCTTGCAGTTATCAAATCTAAGCAAGGAGTGAAAGGCGATACCGGAAGCGCAGGGGAAAAAGGTGATACTGGGGATAGCGGAATTATCATATCCGACACTGCACCGACCAACCCCTATGTTGGACAGCTCTGGCAGACAGCCTCCGGTGCCCCTATAAAGCGCTGGGATGGTAGTAAATGGATAATTTGGTTCTTGGATGTTAGTAATTTGAATGTCCAGAATTTGAGTGCGATTTCATCTACCCTTGGCTCTGTAATTAATCCATATGATACAACCTATGAAGGCGAGCATCTTAAAGGTCAGGTTACGATTTCCAACGCACTCGTTAGAAACGACTTTACAAATGTAGCGTCCGGGCAGAAAGGCTATTGGATACTATCTCCATTGTACTATAGCATGTATCTGGAAGATAGTAAGGGGAAACAGGTTGCCGGTATCGAGTTGTCCGCGGGCTCATTTATGATGTACACTAACAGATACAATAAATGGCTTAATCTGTCGGATGAAATGTTATACGACACCGGATGGGTTGAATTTCCGAAGCTGAAAGGAACCGATGGTAAGATATATGCAAGACGGTATATGGGGCGTAGAATGTTGCGATTTAACTATTTTGTGCTCAATGGTACAGGTGATATAGCAAAACTTACAGGAGACTTTTTACCACAAAATGATGGTATGTATACAATTTCTCCGTGGACAGCCACCGGCAGCATCGAAAAAATACAGCTAACGAGTGCGGGGGTAGTAGCCAAGGTTAGTAATACCGCCCCAGGCAACCCAATTACTGGGTTTTTAGAGTATTTTTAAGGGAAAGGGAGATGGAAAAGTATGTTAAGAATACAGGACGTCATGTTTGAGTATGATGATGATGGAAACTTGAATGATTACCGTATAAGTTTTGACATGAACAATGCAAACGATGATTATGTAAATGGCCGTGTTGTGCTGGAAGCTAAAGAGCTAGATGCACAGACAATTATCGAGACCGTACAGAACAAACTTAAAGCTTTAGTCCAGTCATAACCGACTGGGCTATTTTAATGCTTAAAATTGGAGGTATTACATGTGACAGAAGCATTTATTACAGGTATTGTAGCGGTCGTAGTGTGCATGGTTAATAATCACTACCAGAACAAGCGCACAGCGGCAACGAATCAGGAGACAATTACCCTGATAGATTACAAGTTGTCCGAGCTGACAAAACGAGTAGACAAGCACAATAACGTGGTTGAGCGTACATACCATCTGGAGGAGCAAACAGCCATCCAGGAAGAGAAACTAAAGGTAGTCAATCACCGCATAGAAGACTTGGAAAGTGGAGGTATAAAATGAAAAACAGAGATTGGAAAGAATGGGCGAAGGCAGCGGGGGTAAGAGCAATAAAAACATGCGCACAGACAGCAATTGCCATGATCGGCACATCTGTAGCAATGCAAGACGTAAGCTGGGCTATGGTAGCATCGGCTACAGTGTTGGCAGGGGTATTATCCTTGCTGACATCCGTTGCAGGATTGCCGGAAATCGAACAGGAGGAAAGATGATGAACATAAATAGAAATTATATCAGTACGCAAAACACTTACGTAAACAACAACCCACGGTATATCGTAGTACACAACACTGATAATTTCAGTGCCGGGGCGAATGCCCAGGCACATGCAAAGGCGCAACACAATGGTAATTTCTCCGGGATGTCTGCGCATTATTATGTAGACGATGGCATTACGGTATACCAGGCTGCCGATCATAGCCGGGGCACATGGCACGTTGGAAAGAACTACGGCGGCGGGCGATTTTTTGGCGCTGTAAGCAATCGAAACAGCATCGGAATAGAGATGTGTGTACAGAAGGGATACGATTATGAGAAAGCCTTCCAAAACACTGCTGCACTGGTTAGACATCTTATGGCACAGACTGGGATCCCGGCAGATAGAGTGCTACAGCACTATGATGTATGCGCAAAAAACTGTCCAAGCCAGATCCGGAAAAGAGGTGACTGGAATCGGTT